CTTGCCTATCATAGCAGTCTTGCCACAATTCTTGCATTTTTAATGATATAGGAGACTTATCATTTGCTATATCTGATTTTTTAAATTTAAAGTCTACGCAGTCTCTATATTCTGGCATTCTTTCTTGATATCCAACATAAGCTGGCTGCCAAGTCCAACCTGGAGTGCTTCCATCTAAATTTGTTTCTAGCCTATTAATAATATCTAAATCTTTTGTTAAAACATCTCTATATACCCAAATTCCTGATCCTAAGTCTTCTGCGCTTGACCAAGTTTGTTTATTCATTAATTGTTCTCCTTATGTCCTAATAGGTTAATATCCATCATAATTACAACAGAGTATTTATCTCCAGAAATCATTGGTTCTGAAGAATGTTCGTATATATAGTTTGATGGAAAAATTACTACGTCACCACGTTTTGGTTTATATACTAATTTATCTAATCTTGGAAATGCTATCTCCCCGCCCTCGTAATCATCATTTAAATATATTACAGCTGAAACTGTACAATTATAGTGTGGACCATGATCAGCATGAACTCTAAAATGTTGTCCTGGGCTGGTGTATTTCACAAAATTAAAAGCTTCATAATATACAACATTAATTCCCCAATATTGACAATAATCATCTACGCATTTTTTTAATACATTATAAATGGATTCATGCATATCTAGAAGTTCTGCATTATTTTCATTTCTTTTTCCAAGATTTTCTGGTTTAAATTTAAAATCTACGCAATCTCTTGCAGATTTTACTGGTTTGTCTGAGGTCGTAACTTGTGCTTCTGACCATTTATACATGTTGCCATTTGTTAGCTTATCTTCTAATGTTTTAATTGATGTTTCGCAAACACTGCTTGGAATAGCTGATTCATAAATATTTAATCCAATACCTGGATTTAAAACTTTAATATTACCAAAAGATCTATTTACCCTAAAAGAAGTTGATTCTGATCTATCTTTTGTAAACCATGGATTATCGTTTATATCATAAATATCTTGCATATTTTATCTTTCTACTATGTATACATTATATATAATATATAATTAACTGTCAAGAATACTAAAGCCCCCGTTTGGGGGCTTTAGGTGATTATTATTTTACTTATTGTGTGTTAATATATCTCCTGCGAAGTACCAATTATGTGGATCGCAGCTAAATGTGTACACATCTTTTGCTAAATCTAAAGTTATTTTATCTACCTTAGACACTTCAACTTCTGATATTACCTTGGTCATATCTAAAGTTTCAGATAAGTTATCTACTGAGATATTTATTAAAACATCTCCTTGTTGTACTAGTCCTGCTTCGACTACACGATATTCGTTATTTCGTTTTACGAATATTGGATGAGTTTCTGTAAACTGAACTTCTTTGTTTCCATTGAAGTAAACTCTGTCCTGTTTGTCTGAGACTATAACATTTGTAACTTCTGTGTGTACCATGTTACTTATCATCAAATCTTGAACATTAATTTCAAGAGGTGTTTTGTTAGGTTGATCGGCTAACCCTAAAGCATCAACTGTTAGTAGTTTATCTCCTACTTTTATCTCTCTAGCAGGTTTTGGACCTTCGCTAGTTAAGATTAAAGTATCTCCGTCAACACACGCTGGGAAATATGGACCGAATCTTGGTGGAAAGAACGGTGGGAAGAACGGTGGGAAGAACGGGAAGAATGGGAAGAACGGTGGGAAATATGGGAAGAACGGTGGGAAATATGGTGGGAAGAACGGGAAGAATGGGAAGAATGGTGGGAAATATGGTGGGAAGAACGGGAAGAATGGGAAGAACGGTGGGAAATATGGGAAGAACGGTGGGAAATATGGGAAGAACGGTGGGAAGAACGGTGCTGTTGTAGTAACAGAACCAGTAGTTGCTCCTACTGATGTTCCATTATCGTTAATTGCATAAACTGTATAAGATTGTGAAGTTCCAGCTGTTTCTGAAATAGTTTTTGGTGAAGTTGAATTTGTGTATGATGGTCCATCTGAAGATATTACGGTATAACTAGTAATTGTTTTACCACCAGAAGCACCTGCTGACCATGAAACAACATCTTCGTTTGCGTTTGGAGAAGCTGCTGAAACTGATTGTGGAGATTGAGGAACCGTAGTTGCTGTTACAGAACTAGAAGTTGTAGCAGCAGAAGTTCCTGCAGCATTGCTTCCAGTTATTGAAAATGTATAGGCTGTATCTGATGATAGCCCAGTAAATGTAAAAGAGGTATTAGATGTAGTTTGTGTTGTTGATGCTGGGGTTGTTGTAATTGAGTAAGAGGTTGCTGGAGGTGATCCTGCAGGTAACTCCCATGATAGATTTACTGCTCCGTCATTGTATGCTCTAGAAGTTCCTACATCTGTAGCTACTAAATTTTCTACAGGTTTTGGCTCTAAAAAGTCATTTGCTGCTTGGGATTTTCTACCAGATCTCTTACTCATTTATAATTCTCCTTATGATTTCAAGTCGCCGTAAACTACCCAAGAATTTTCTGCTCTCTTGAGTAATGTTGCGGATGACCATTGTGTACGTAACTTTAATCCTGGGGTAGCATTTACTGTTACACCAGTATCTCCTGCGATTGTGATTAGTCCTGTGTTAACTCCAAGAATATCTAGAGTTGTTCCAATTGGATAAGCAACTGCTGAGTTGGTTGGAATTGTAATTGTTACTGCTGAAGAAGAGTCAACTTCAATTAATGAATCTCTCTCGGTTAGCGCAGACAATGTATAGTCTGCAGTCTTTGAAATAATTGGAGTTCTTGAAGGAACACCCTCTTTGGTCTGTGTGCCGTCTGAGAATACTACTCCAGCTGTTTTAATTTCATTTAACTCAAGGTCATCAAGTGATCCTTCTGTAAAGTCTACTGTTGTAGCAGGCTCTGTTGTTACGCCTTTAAATAGTTTCCATTTATTAGCAGAAACATCTCTTACTATACCAGAGTGTTTTGCTGCGCCGTCATTGTACGCTACAACAAGACCTAAGTCTACGGTATTTGCTGCGTTTTGATGAGCAAGCTGAACTAGATTATCTTCAATTGTTATAGATGTAGCGCTTGCTGTAAAGCTTCCGCCATTAACAGTTACGTCACCGTCAACAATTAAGTCTCCAGTAATTCCCATGTCTCCTGTAAATTGCTGTGTAGCAGCATCTAGAAGAGCAATTTGGGCTGTATCTGTAATTCCGTGTACGTTTGTTGTATCAGATGAGTGTGTTGAAACAGCTCCTGCAACTTCGTAATTTGCTGCAAGTCCGTCAGCGTAATCTTCTGCTGCTCCTTGAGCATTTGATGCTGCGGTGTCTGCGTAAGACTCTGTAGCAACTGTTGAATCAATTGCAATTGTTACTGCTGATCCACCGTTGTAAGATGTACCACTTAAACCAGTTCCAATTGTTAATGTTTCTAAATTAGATCCAAGCGATATGCCTGAAATTGTAGAGTTTGATAATTTGTTATTATCAATGGATCCTGCAAGCATTGTATTGGTTACAGTTCCTGTATCTGCTTGTGTTACAGCGTTTCCTGATATTTTATCTGCTGCAATTCCTGCGCCAATTTTAATATTGGCATTTTCAATTTGATCTGTTGTAACAGCAAAATAATCTGTTGCAGCATCTGCTTGAGACAAGTATGTTGTACCTGCATCTGCTTGTGACAGGTATGTCGTACTTGCGTCTGTTTGATTTAAATATGTTAAAGCTGCATCTGCTTGAGTTAAATAAGTAGCCCCAGCATCTGTTTGTGACAAATAGTCATTTGCTGCATCTGCTTGAGTTAAATATGTACTTGATGCGGTAGATGTTGCTAAAAATTCTTGAGCATCAACACTAATTGTGTTTCCTGATTTAGTTATACCATTTCCAGCTATAATTGTTGCTGCTCCTGAAATTTGAGTAAAGTCAATATTTTCAGATCCAATTTTTACTGAGCCGTCTGCGTTAGTTCCTGCGTATATTTGAGAAAATTGTTTATATCCATTTTCTGTTCCATCTGTTACAAAAACGACATCGCCTTTAGCAACATCAAGAGGTGTGTTTACATCTGAGTTATTGTAGTCTGCAGATCTAGTTAAAACGGCTGGTGCTCCAGCTGATCCTGCAATTGTTACTTCATAAATACCATTATGAACTAAGTTTGCTTGATCTTTTACTAATATTCTAAATCCATTTTCTGCTTGTAAGCCATCTATTGTTAGAGTGCCATTTGAGTTCATTGTTAATGTTGCACCAATTCCAGTTCCATTGCCGTTATCAGCGGAACCAGCAGCATAAGTTGCTACTAACGGTTCTGTTGTTGCAACATTTACTGCTTGATGAATATTCAATGAAGATACTACGGAATTTAATGCTTGTGTTGTTGCATATGGTGCAAGGTCTGATGTTAGTGCTACTGTACCAGATGAGTCTGGAAGTGTGATTGTTCTATCTGATGTTGGATTTGATACTGTTAGTGTGGTTTCATGAGCATCTGCTGATGATCCTTCTATAATAATGCTTGATTTTGGAACAAGCAAGTTTCCGTCAGCATCTAATTTTGCAGGTCCACCTGCATTTCCAACATCTGCTAATAATACATAGTCTGAAGTTACTGTATTTTGTAACCCACCTACCTGGCTGTCAACATAAGATTTAAGTGCGACAATTGAGTCGTCGATGCCAAGGGAAATTGTATTTGTGTTATCGTTATAAGACTTTGTAAGACCTGAGCCCATAGAAAGAGCTTGATCAATTGCGTCTTGTGCAATTTCTGTAATTGCTGGTGAGTCTGCTGCTATGTAAGAAAGGCTAGTCCAAGCAGTGCTTCCAGTTCCAATTTTAATTTTTCTAGTGTCTGTTTCAACACCTAGTTCTCCTGCAGCTAGTGTAGGATTTACTGAGGTCCATTCTGATGCAGTACCTCGTCTTACTTGAATTCTTACTGTTGACATATTTATTTCCCCTTATTTGCTAAGTATAGCATTATTTTATTTAAACTAAAGCCCCAGAATCAAATGTCATACCATATGTTGAGGTTTCTGGGGTTCCACCGTCAGCGAACTTAGTTGCTGTGGTGCTTACTCCATTTGCCTGAACTGTGTATATTGGAAGACCATTGTAATCTATTGCTAGTCCGATATCTGTAAAGCCAATTTGGCTTTCCAGGTCTTCGGTAAATGCAATAGGCTTCCATGTTCCATTTAATTGGATCTGTAGTTTATTTGTTGCCGTATCAAATCTTAGGGGGGTTGATCCCAATATAACGCTAGAATCAAATGTAGCGTTTCCTGCGACATTGAGTCCATTTTTAACTTTAAAGTTTTTATCTGTTGTTGCCATTAAGTTCACTATCCCCTAATTGTTTTTTGTGGGGAGATTAAGGCTCTCCCCTAGCCTTTTATTTAATTATGCGTTAAAGATTGTACCAGCTACAGTAATAGTTGAATCATTTACTGGATTTACTCTGATTCGGCAATGAGTTCCATCTACATCTGCTGTAATTGTTCCTCTTGAACCATTTGTTCCGACGATTGCATATTCTGTAATTGCTACGTTGTCAGATGAATCTAGTGTTACTAGAATTTCTGAGATTTCATTATGTGTTCCGTTGTCAATCTTAACCAAGAACTTACCTGATTTAAATGTTGATTTATTGAACTGATAAGCAGTTACTACAACTGAACCAAGTGATGTAGATCTAGCAGCTACCTGCTTTGCAAAATCATTTATATTGATGTCTGAGAATGGTGTTGTGGCATCAAGAACATCATCCAGTGCTGCCTGAGCTGTAGCCTCTGCTGCTGTTTGGGCCGCTGAAGCTGCTCCATATGCATCATATGTATTGGCTGTTACCGAAATGTTATTTGAACCATCAATTGTAATTCCTGTAGATGCTGTTAATGTATCTTGCTTTCCTGCAATCTGATTAGCAATTGTTGTAAAGTAGTTTGCGTCATCATTGATTGCTGCTGCAATTTCATTAAGAGTATTTAAAAGATCAGGAGCTCCGTCAACAAGGTTACTAATTGCTGTATTGACGTAAGACTCTGTTGCAATTGTATTGTCTACAGATACTACACCAGTTCCGCTATCGTAACTGATTCCAGTTCCTGCAGAAATTGCTCCACGAGCACGAGTATTTGTAAAGTAAAGATTACTTACACCCTCTTCAATGTCATCTGTAACTAAGCCATTGATTTCACTATCTGTATATATATTAGCATTAGTTTCTGCTGTTAAAGCAGCGCCTGCTGGATCATAGTTTCCTGCTAAACTGTCTGCATAATTTTCTGCTGCAGTTTGTGCTGCTGAAGCAGAACCTGATATATCGTATGCTGATGCTGTTGCATCTAATGCACGTTGATTGGTGAAGTATAGATTTGTTGTGCCTTCAGTAAGATCATCAGTGTCTGAATCAGCTACGCCGTTTTCGGCAGTAATTGTTAATCCAGCACCTGTTCCTGTAATTGTAATATTTGTTGTTGATGCATTTGTTAAAAGTTCTGCTGCTGCATCTTTTGCACGTTGTGCGGTATGATAAAGATTACTTGCACCTTCTTCAATATCATCAGTGTCTAGTGCATTAACTGCTGTGGTAATATCTCCAGTTCTTGCAAGATCTGAAGATCCGTTGATTGTAAGATTTCCTGCTCCGTCTACTGCAAAGTCAGAGGATACAGATTTTACAAGTGTTGCCCCGCCAACGAGGTTGAGAATATAGGCATCTCCACCTGTTTCGGTTAATACATTTTGGCCATTTACGGTAGCGGTTGATCCCTCAACCACCAGACCATGTTTGATTCTAAAGTTCTTATTTACTGTTGCCATTTATTCCCCTTTTACTGCTTTTTTTATACTTTAAGTGCTGTTCTGTAATATCTAGCAGTAACTGCTGTACTCGTTGGAGTAACGCATAAACTAATTATACCCGAATTTTCTTCAAAAGTAAGATTAGCCAGAACATTATTTGTGTTTGAAATAATGTTTGATTCTGCAATGTTTACATTAGTGCCATCATTTAAAATTAAAATATTAGAACTGTGATACTCTGATCCTCTAGATAATTGAACAGTGTATTCTAATGTTCTATACAGATTTTTATTAAATGAGTCTATAGTAGTTTTGTTTTCAATACCTGATATTGTAAGGTCATTGTTTCCCTCTAGTCCTAAAAGAGTCTCTGTTGCCCCAGTTGAATTTTCAATATCTGATAAGGTTGTTTCTATTTCTGATATTTTATACTGAATTGAAGTTGAGTCATTAGATCCATTTACACCAATTTTTGTCTGAATTGCTTCGACAGCGTCATTAAGATTGGTGTGCTGCTGAGAGTGTGACGGATTTGATAACGCATCTGTTGAGTTTGGATTCGTTAATGTATCTAAAGAGCTTGGAAAGTTTGTTGCCATTTTTACCTCTAAATTATGACTTAGTTATATTATACATTATAATATTTATAATTGCCTAAAAATTAAATATTGCCGCCATCTAGTAATGATAACTCTAAGAAATTAGGATCTGTAACATTGTTTGATGGTGACCCTCCGTCAAACCCTACTATCTTAGGAATATTTTCTGAGACACTTGCTACAGTATTTATATCTTTAAATGTTATTGGATTTTCAATATCAATTGTATGTATGTCACCATCAAATGTATGTGTGTGCATATAGAATGGTGCTGGGTCTGTGTTCTGTGAAAGAATAATCCATGTTGTTCCGTTATGAATTTTTAAGGCTTTTTCTGTTGTATTAAAAAACACATCGCCTACCGACCCTGCTGGGTCGGAGGCTAGTGTTGCTAAATTAAGTAAAGACCTTAACTTCACGTTTTTATCCTATTACTACAACTCTGTACTCATTTAGACTTGGAGCTAATGCAAATTTAATTGTAGTGGTGTTTACATCGGTGTGCTCTACATCTGTTTCAACTTTTGAAAAAGGTGAAGCTTTTTCATATACTTGAACTGTTACGTCTTTTGTACTAAAGCCGTGTGGAATTACAAAAGAAACTGCTGTGCCGTCTCCAATATCTTCTGAATATTTTCTTACTCCATATCCGCTTGAAGGAACGATATTTCCAGAGCCATCAAAAGATAAACCAGTTCCTAGCTTTACAGAAATATTTTGAGAGCTATCAATATCAATACCGTTTGCGGCTGTTAAGTTATCTTGTTTTGTTGCAAGTGAATTTGCAATAGTTGTGAAATAATTAGCGTCATCGTTAATTGCCGCTGCAATTTCATTTAATGTATCTAATAAGCCTGGTGCACCATCAATTAAATTACCAATTGCTGTTGTTGTGTAAGATTCATAGGCTGTTGTTATTGCAGTTTCACGAGCATCTGTGTAAGCTTTTGCATCTACCTCTGCTTGATCTGCATATGCTTCGTAAGCAGATGTAATTGCAATTTCACGAGTATCTGTGTAATCTTTTGCTTCTTGAAGAGCATCTGCTAAATCTTCAGGATTTACAGATATTTGAATCCAAGATGTTCCATTATCCAAAAATAATGTACTTGTGTCTGTTGCGGCATATAAGGTTCCTGATTTAGAAGGACTTGGTCTATTTGCCTCTAGGCCAAATTTAGTAGACCCCCCTGAAATCCATTGATTGCCATCATAAAATTTTGTTACATTGTCTTGTGTATTAAAGTAAATCTGACCTGCCACTGGTGAAGATGGGTCGGAAGACAGATTTTGTAATCTAGCGTTTAGTAACTCATTTTTGTTAAGATCTAAACTAACTAAAAATTTTCTTGCCATTTTATTTCTCCTTTATGACAGGTATGCTGTCCCTGAAAATGGTTGAGCCATTGTCAGTTTTATTGTATTTGTATTAATGTATTCTAATCCAGTTTCTACTGTTTCTCCAGAGCTATCTTTTATTGTTGCATTTGGGAAAAAGTCTAGGTTATGGTTAATAGTTACAGAATATATTCCAGAAACTGGTCCAGTTACTTGAGCAAGTTCCCAAGAAGTAGAATATGAATAATCAGATCCTTCTTGTACAAATTTAATAACTGATGATCCAGACCATGACAAGTCTGTTAATTTTGGACCATAAAAATCTGTAGTAGTTGTATTATAATAAAAATCACCAGTAACTCCTAAGTTATTTGCGGGAGCACCAGTGCCATTTAATATTGTTCTTCCAGCTGGTCCTTGTGGCCCAGGGGATTTAATAATTACTTTATTTTTTACTTCTGTTACTATTACTTTTTCTGACATTATATAGTTACCGATCTGCTGAGAGTTAAAAACCCTTCAAGGAGTTTTATTTTATTCCCGTTAGAATCGACAACCATAATGTCATAAGAAGATTTTGGATAAAAGAGTTTATTTGTCTGAGTAGGTGTCATTTTAATGGTTAATGTTCCAGTTGCGCCATTAATTGTTATACCACCAGACGGTGATGTTAGTGTAAATGCTAATTTAGATCCACCTTTAGTATCACGTACTTGCATTTTTGCAGTTGCATTTACTAAACTTATTGGTGTGACTTCGTCCTCTAAGGTGTATTGAACCTCAAAGGTAAAAGTAGCATTTTGATCTACTTCAAAATTCTTTTGTACTGCCATTTTCAAAATCTCCTAAAATAGGAAAACTCCTATGCTCATTTTAGCATAGGAGCTTTCTTAATACAGTTTACTAAATTACTTAGCTGACTTGAAACCAAACTCTTGATTGCTTGGTGAAAGAGCCTTTAAAATTACTGGGGCTACTGCTGCAACTCCACCCATCAAAAGGTCCTTTGGATTTGTATTGCCAGTCATATACAAAGCGATTGCTGCTGAAAGAAATGCACGAGCATATGTTCCAAGAGCCGCTAGGATTTGTTCTGTCATTGTTATTACTCCATCGTTATTTAGATCTTTTTTCATTAAGATCCTCCTATTTCTGAGCCGTGTGCCCAGGAATTTTGGGGGTTACCCAATACTAATATAATACCACTATGCAGAAATATCTACAAGTTCACAGTTACCGTCTGAAGTACATGCAAGCGTAGCATTTGTAGAAGTTCCATCTTCTGTTTCATAAAATGAAAGATCTTGCCATCTAATTTCTTTTGGCATTTTAGACAAAAGCTCTTCGTACTCTTCTTTAGTAACTTCTTGATATGGTGCTTGTTTGTATGAATGATCTGAGTGGGGTAGGAATGAGATTCCAGATACTTCATCAAAGTTTTTATAAACCCATGATCCAACTTCCATCCATTCATCTTCTTTTACAGAAACAGTAATAGATGGCTTGTGTTCACACCATGCACGCTGATAAACCAACCAAGTATTTAAATGATCAATTGCTGTAAGGTCGCTTCTAACAATTGCTTCTTCTGGTGCTTTGATTGGAAATGAAAATACATAAGTTTCATTTGGCTTCATCACATCATCTTCTACTGGAATTCCTACTTCTTTTAAAAATACAGAAATTGGGTCTCCCTTTGATCCACGAACTGTGCGAATATAATACTTGGAATGCCAAGGATGCATTCCTGAAGACACTCCTACTAATTGAGATACGGTGCCAGATGGTTTAACACAAGTAATTGCTGCTGATTCCTGTATACCAATTTTTTTGGCTTCTTCAGAATTTATTTTTCTGGCTGACTCTCGAAGCGATACCAGAGTTTTTTCTAATTTATTAATATCTTCTTTTCCAGAAAAGAATTTATGCCCAAACTGTCCAGTTAAAGAAACCCCTAGTAGTCTTTCTTCTTCTGTGTTATCTTTCCAAATTTTTCTAAGATATTTAAAGTCTGTTAAGGTTGATTGCCAGGTACCAAGAATTGTAGCAAGTCGTACTTTATTTTCAACATCCTCAATTGTATCTTTTTCACGTAATACGACTTCTGAAAGGTTACAAAACTGATAAGGACGCAAAATAATTTCAGAGCAAGGGTTTGTTCCATAGTGTATTTCAGGATCCCTGCGTCCATATTTAGCTGCTTGCGCCTGTGCTGCTGCAACATTGTATATTCCACGCTCTCCTGATTTTGAATCATATAAATTTTTCCATTCTGCTATGAACTGTTCCATTTCTGGTTTACGAGAATATGCAACAGAATTATTTGATAGTGCACGTTGTGGATTTGTTTCCCACCAGTTGCCAGATTTTGCTGACGCCATCTCAATGTCATTAATATTAGAAAGAGAAATCATTGCGGATCTACGAACTCCACCAACAACTACTACTTCACCAATTTTACACATTAAGTCATGACATTCAATTGGTTTTAAATTTCTTCCAACTGCATTTTTAAATATTTTAATTGTAAAATCAAAAAGATTAACTAATGGTTGTGGGCCAGAAGATCTTCCGCCCATAGTTTTAAGACGTGCTCCTGCTGGACGCAATTTAGTTACATCAATTGCTGGAATTTGTCCTGCCCAAAGCATTGCAAGAAGTTCACGATATGCTTTTGCCCATCCTTGTTTAGAATCTTCTACTGTAATTACGGTTGTAGATTTTTCTAATGATTCTGGAACTGCTGGTAATTTATTAATGTACTTATATTCAACAGAAAATCCTACTCCTGTACCGCACATAAGAATATACATTGTTTCATCAAATGAACGAGGAGAATCTACTGGAACAAATGAACAATTGTATCCAGCAACATGATCTCTTTCTAAAGCTGGACCTGAAGTCATTACTGCTCTCATTGAAGGCATAACATTTCTTTTAAGAACTGCTTCTTTTAATTCCTGGATTAACTTTGATGATGGCTCGTACGAATACTCTCTAAACAAATGATCTAACATAAAAACAAAATAACGATCTACGGTTTCGCTCCATGTTTCACGACGATTTTCTTCTGGCATCCATCTTGCATATCTAGATAATGCAATAAAGTTTTCATATGGGTTTTCAATTGTAAATGGCATTTATATACGACCTTTTCTCCGCCTGTGCAGTTTTTAAAATTTAGATGAGATATAAGTGTATCAAATGTTATTCACAAGGGGAAGACTTTAATAAATTTTTTTTAAAATATCTTTAAATGCATTCTTGGTCAACTGATCCCAATTATAATCTTTATGTATTTTAGTTGACTGAGCAAAATAATATCCAGAATATGCATTAAAGTTTATTGAAACATCTCTCATAAGTTCAAGTAAATGTTGATAGTTTGGTTCAAAAACTTTTCCTTGATGTGGAAATGGCCAAGGTGAATCTATTAATTCTGATTTTAATTTTAGTGGACCAAGATAATTTTCGTAATGTGCCCATCCTGTTGTACATATTGTTGGCATGCCAGTTGCTAATGCTTGTAATGGAATAAAGCCAAATCCTTCACCATAACTTGGATAAACTAAGACATCATGAGACTGGTATAATTCTACTAATTCCTCATCATTTAAGACATCTATAATTACATATACGTTATTATAATATTTATCTGGTGTTCCTAAAATATTTTTATCTAAATAGTTATTATATACTCTGGTGGTATTTATTTGATCTGCTTTAATTGTTAATGAGAATCCGTCTTTATTTCCGAATAAATGTCCAAATGCATCTAATACCATTTGTCCAGCTTTTCTTGGTGCTGGCTCCCCTATGTGTAAAAATTTAATTACTCCGTCATCTTGCCTTCTGTTTGGGATCCACATAGGGTCAATACCGTGTGGATAAACATTAGAAACTTTAAATCCATTATCTTCAAATACATTTGCACACCAATCTGAAGTTACCCATATTTCATCACATGCATTCATGTAATATTTCCACTCTTCTGGGATTATTGTGGACTCCCACGGAGTATAACTAATTTGATGTTGATTTTTATGTAATTTAAAATGTGATGGTTGTGAAAAATTTAATTGTAATTTTGATTTTGGATCTTGAAATGGTGTGAAGTGTCCTAGTTTATTTAAAGATTTTACTATATTTTTACTTGCATATCCATATCCATTATTAGTTCTTAAATTAACTATAGGCGTAGAAAATGAAATATTCATAAACTCTTTCTGGTCAACTGGGTTGACACGCTCAACTAATCAATGCTACTATTATAGTTCGTTATCTCTAAAGGAGGAATGCCAATGGAGAGAATCAAACAAAGTTTGAGCGATGTAGTTCATAATTGGACTGTTATTATAATGATAACATTATTTTTGTTTACAGTCCAGCCTGGACCTACAATGAGTCAAGCTTTAACAACTGCGCCTGAAAAGGTACAAAAAACCGAAAAACAACTAAAAAGAGAAATAATAAATAAGTTCAGTAATGAAACTTATAAGCATTCTGAAATGCTTGCAGCTGAAGATTTAAAAGATTTATTATGGGCTGTAGGATTTGAAGGAATTGCTTTAAAAACAGCTTGGGCTGTTGCTAGGGTAGAGTCTAACGGGAGACCGCTTGCTTTAAACGACAACAAATCAACTGGTGATAAATCTTACGGGATTTTTCAAATTAATATGCTAGGGGAACTTGGTGTAGACAGATTAGAAAAATTCAATTTAGTGTCAAATAAGGAATTATTTGATCCAGTAACAAACGCAGAGATAACGTACTATATGACTAAGGGCGGTAAAGATTGGTCATCATGGCCTAACTCAATAGGAAAGGCCAAGGAGTTGATTAATCAATTCCCTAAAGCTTAAGGAGCAATTTTGCGACAGATACAATATGTATCTCAATATATAGCTTTATCAGAAGAGGGTCTTGTGCCTAGGCTTGAATGCCCAATGGACCAAGGCCTTCTTCAATCTAACCTAGATTTAGAAGACAATATTTATTTATATTGTTTATCTTGCTCTTATAAAAAATTTATTGGAGAAAAATTGTATAATGATATAAAGGAAAGAGTAAACAAGAATGTCTGAAAATAAAAATGAGGCTAAAAGCCTTGAAGACAATTTGCCTATGGTAAATTATATAATGCTTCACAGAATTTACGATGTTTTAACTTTGTTAGCAAAATACTCATCAAAAGATGATGGGGACGAGGTGGCTAAGCTAATAGAATACCATGAAAAAGGATTCTTATTAGGACCAGCCCCTGCATTTACAACAGAAGAAGGGTCTCAAAATGAATAAAGAAGAAATTGTACAAATGATGCTTGATGGATTTATTGCAGATATGAAAGGCATTTATTCTAGTGCTGGGATTTCGGATGAAGAGTCAGATCAGTATATTGAACAAGGACTTAGGTCTTTTGAGTTAATATGTAACAACACTTATGACAGATTAATAGAGAAATCAATTATCAATTCATAAGGCATTGAGTGATATAATATATTTATATTATGTCTAAAAAAAGGAAATGCCCCTATGTTTTATGATGACCCTAGATGCACAAAATTAGCAGATAGAATCTATATCTATAAAAATATTATTCCAAAAGAAATAATGGATTTAGTTAACATAGACCTTTCCACTTATGAAAGAGGCGTTGAAAAAAACGACTGGAGTGTAAGAGAATGGTATAAGGATAAGATGACTCCTCCTTATAAAAATAGTTTTCCATTATGGAAATTTATGTCAGAACTCATTTATCCAGAAGTTGTAATACATCCAGTAAGAAGTTTTATGGTATCTGTACCAGGCGATGAAGGAATGTTTGTGCATTCAGATAGCCCTGGAAAAGGCAATTGCCATATGTTAAGCGAAATTGATCAATGGACAACTTGTTGTGAATTAGAATATGGGATGATTTCATATTTTGGAAATTTTACAGGCGGTAAATTATATTATCCCAATTTAAATCCAGATGGTAGTATAAAAAATAATGGACCTCATTGGGAAGTCACTAAACAAATATTAGAAGAGCCATGTTTTGAAGTTCAACCTGAGCCAGGAGATATAGTTTTACATGGGGCATGCTCTCCATATGATCATGGAACTAGAGAAACAGAATATGGAATTAGGTTTGCCTTTTCTTGTTTTGCTTTAATGGCTCAAGATAATCCTGGTACATTTTATAATTACAAAACCCCTGAGTGGCAAGATCAAATAGGTAAATATGAAGATCCCACAGATAAACAATTAAATGAGTGGAACTCTCCTTTAATAGTTAATGAACAATTTAGAGAAATCATTGAAGAAAAAACAAAAAATAATGTATAAAGGAGAAAATAAATAATATGTTTTACGACAATCCAAAATGTACTAAGCTATCAGATAGAATATTTATTTACAAAAACATAATTCCACAAGAAATTATGAATGAAGTTAACAAAGATTTAGAAAATTTTCAAAGAACTATGCCTGAAAATATATGGAGTTCAAATAACTGGTATGAAGATAAAGTTTGTCCTCCTATGCCAAGCACTTTTCTTGTTTGGAAATTTATGTCTGAATTAATACACCCAGAGATTGTTATACACCCTATGAGAAGCTTAATGATTGCAGAACCTCACGATGAAGGTATGTTTGTGCATGCCGATAGTCCTGGAATGGGTAGAGAAGACGAAATTTTTGAAATAGACACTTGGTCTGCATGTTGCTCTTTACAATACGGAATGACTGCGTATTTTGGAGAATTTACTGGTGGTGAATTATACTATCCAAATATTAATCCAGATGGAACAATTAAAGTAGGCACAGATATTAGTAAAGAAAGATTAGAAGAGCCCTGCCTTGTTATTCAGCCAGAGGCTGGTGACGTTGTTTTGCATGGTGCTTGTAAACCTTATGACCATGGAACCAAAGTAACAACTTCTGGTACTAGGTTTGTATTTTCTAATTTTGCATTAAATTCAGAAGATAACCCTGGAACTTTTTATAATTATAAAACTCCAGAATGGTATGAGCAAATAGGACAGTATAAAAATCCAACTGAACAACAATTAAATGAGTGGGCTGGTCCATTAAAAGTAAATCCAAAATTTGCTGATGTTATCCAGGAAAAAGTAAGAATAATGGATGAAAGAAGATCTAAAGAAGGAATTTAATTTCTTTTGTTGACTTTATAAAATAATAATTATACAATTATTTTGTAGGTCGAGCCTAGCTCTCTACAGTGCGTCATAAGATGCCTGAAACCCAATCGGATCCGCCTCTGATTGGGTTTTCTGATAGAATGGATGTATGAATAAAAAATTAAAATATTATAGTAAATTTACTTTGCGTGGATATACTATAAATCCAATTAAAGATTTAGAATGGCTAAGTAATATGCTTTCTGGTTTATTTACATATTCAAAAGAACATTTATGCGATTATGGTCATGAGGTTTATCATAAAAACTATTTAGGAAGCCAAATTGGAAAGCCTTATATTGTAAATATAGAACAACCTGGCAATGAAGGTTTGATTGCTACTCAATATATGAGCAATGGTTATTTAGTAATGAAAATAACAGATACTGTTTATCCTGCTGAAGTAAGGTTTGATTTATTTTTAAATGAATCTCTTGATGATGTGGAATTGCTAATAGATCATCTTACGTCTCCAGCTATACCTTTTGATGGGCCTGGGGTATTTGATTACACCTATTCATTAATACATGAAAGTGTCCCAGTGCATCATTTAAGTAAATCAGATAGATCTAAATCATCTTACTTTATAAATGAACCATTAATTAAGAATGAAAAAGATGGATCTTGGTCTACAACTCTAAATGAATTGGGTAATATAGAATGTTATTTTTGTAAATTACAGGCTTCAAGGTGGATAATTGTTGGCCCTCCTTATTCAAAATTAGAAGAAGGAGAGTCTAGAGATATAAATCTAGCAGAATTTAGGACTGTGCCTTCTTGTAAAGAGCATTTAAGTTTAGGTAGATTTAGGGAAAGAAATACGGAAAAAGAAAAAGACATTTGGACAAATAAAGAAAATATGTATGCTTTGCGTCGTATTGAAAATGAAAATTCTGAGTACAGCATAAACGAACCTGTAAATGAAATTAAATAGAGGTATAATTACATCTATAGTATAATTAGAGTATGACTCCAAGAAGATATTTTAGCGATCAGATGTTTAGCCCATATTTTCAATCAGAGCATTATAAAAACGAAAGTCCTGAATTAAGGATGCAGAATTCAATAAAAAAGTTTTTTCAAAAACTACTATTCTGGAAACTATTTAAAAACTAGAAACTTTCTTTTAGGGTATGGCCTAATGCCTTTAACTTCTACATCTGGCATGTCCATATAAGCTTTAAAATAAACCTGTTTAATATTACACAACTCTTCTATCCTATCAAAATCAGAATGATTGTGGGCATCCCTAGAATATTCAATAACAGCCATTTTAGATCTCTTAAATAACTCTAAAAAAGCATCCCATTGCTCTTTAGGCCCTTGTATTGCCAGACCTAGGCATGATAATGAAAAATTTATTGGATTGACTTCTTCTAAAAATATCTTAACATCTTTATTGTATCCGCCTGGGAAGGTATTAAGTGGATCTATAGATATTAATTCTCCATTTACCTTTAACGGGATTTTATAAGTGCCAACATCTACCACAAGTGGTTCATTAGCTAAAAAATATTCAGCCATTGTATGTCTAATAGTATATGGAGTCTCATTTAAATACTCCCATAAAAACGGGCCCTGCATGATCTTAGTCATGTATTGATCTTCCATATTCACAGGGTACTAAATCCTCTCAATAAGTGCAATTGTAAAAATTTCAGTGCGTCGAAAGTAGAGAACCCATACTTACCCCTAGCCATATGCCCAGAAAATCGGGATATAGGCCTTAGAAGGCTTTTAAAGGCTATTTTAAATTTAACCTACAATGAAGGCAAGAGCTATATATGCCATCATAATAATTAAAGCACTTGCTATTAATTTCTGATAAATAGAGTTCATATAGCTATTATATATCTGATATATATCTTAGTCAACTAGAATATATATGAATTATATAGACCACCATATTGCTGGAGGAGTAGGACCAACTACGTATGTATGGACTTTATGACATCTATTGATGTATTCCCAATCAGTCTGATGATCTACTGGTATTGGTCTGAGATCGTAATCCCAAATTCTAAACTTCCCGCTTTTTTTATCATTCATATATTTAATATATTATTTATATCCTTATTTATTTTTTAGGAGTATTTCCAGATTTGAAAGCATACAACCCCTACACCCCTTTTTTAAGAAAAGGACCCCGAAATTGTCTTTTAAGGTTGTAAGCCTGCAATTCATCGGTTGAACCTATACTGGATGCATAAGCCAGACTAATAACATTTCCGTCATTGTCGCACTTGGAGTTTAACCCCTTGATATTATCTCCGAAAACTGTCCAAGGCTAAGATTGTAGCATTTGAAAAATTATTCTGTCAACCTGGGTATTTGGTTGGAAATAAAAGTCTGATTGCCGCCTGCTTCGACAGGTTCTCTAAAACAGGAAATTAAACCGTATTTTGTGTGCATATAAAATGGAATGTATATCTTGTTACCAGATGTAATTAGGGTAGATTCATGCTGATGCTTTATGCCGTCAAAAATTACAATGCTTCCAGCAGATGGTTTAAGTTTTATGCCTAAATCTACAAAATTTAATTCCCCGCCCGTATAGTCGTCGTTTAAGTAAATCAAAGCAGCCAGATCCATAGATATTTTGTCGTCATCTGTAGCACCAGCTCTTCCGCTAGCATCTACATGGATTGGCATAGATGTTCCAGTTGAGTATTTTCTAATAAGATAATTTTTACTAATATATTTAAGTTCAGGTAACTCTGAATTTTTAGACCAATAATAGTCTAATACTTTTTTAAATGGAATGTCTATTAACTTTAATGTTTTATAAGCCTCTTTATGCACTACCGAGTCGGGAACTATTCTTGGCCAAATTCTGCCGTAATCATTTATTGACATGTCCCAGTCAACAAACTTGTCTACACCCATAGGAGCGCCGCCTTCTCCAGCGGCCAACGGTTTATTAATAATTATTTCATCTGTGCCTCTAGCAAAAGAATCAAGCCAAGTAGACCAATCTGGTATAACGCTTGTAATATTTTTATTGTCTTCTAGTAAAGATAAAAATTTTTTTGATTCTGGAATGGCATCTTCAAAATACCAAATATCTGGATGTAACATAGAGACTTTCATATTATCTATTATATCAAATGTAGCTCCAACGGGAATCGAACCCGTCTTTCCGCCGTGAAAGGGCGATGTCCTAACCGATAGACGATGAAGCCAAAATTAAGATGCTATAACAATAGAAAGAATTACTAAAGCCACAATAAGTGCACCAATTGTAAGTAATCCTTCTGGTGTCATTTTATTTGGTTCCATATTTACCTCCTTGTAATATATGCTGGTCCACCTGGACTCGAACCAGGAACCCCTGAGTTAACAGCTCAGTGCTCTGCCGATTGAGCTATGGACCAATAGTGTTTAGTATACTATATTTGCTATAATATACATATGTTTCAAAATAACAATAATTTAATTAAATTAGCCAATGAGATATATGTATATAAAAATTTTATTTCAAATGAAGAAGCAGATAAATATACAGAAATTGTAAATGGGTTTCACGATGATTATTGGTTAAATAAAGATAAATGGGATCATGACTCTGAAATTAAAGCACCTAATCAAGTTTTTCAAGGAGATGCTTTATTAGACGAATTGTGGAAAAAAACAGAAGAATTTTTTGGACCAGAGTATAAGCCACTTCCATCTAATGGAGTTTCTAAAATGATAGAAGGTCAATCTTTAGAGGTTCATTGGGATAGTCCAGGACATCCAGATGATCACGACGAAGGAAGTTTAATTGGATACTTTGATGCTATTGAAAAAGGAAACTTATACGATCCGCACAATACTTGTCATATAGTGCAGTACGGATTTGTAGTATACATAAATGATTTTGAAGGCGGGGAGCTATTTTATCCAGAACAAGAGGTAGAATACAAACCAGAGAAGGGCGACCTTGTTATCCACAGTGCAAGCAAAAAATATAGACATGGAGTAAAAGCTGTAACAAAAGGTCCTAGATATGCCCATACAAACTTTATTGTAGCATCTGAAGAAAATGTTCCTACATTAGAGCAATATCAGGAAACTGAATTTAATCAAAAAATGTTGCAAGAAGCTTTAGATAAAAATATAAACGCCCCCATCTGGGTTAAGTAATCTTTCTTAAATCCCCCCATATATATCCATATAATCCTAGTTGACTATAATATCAGATTTCATAAAATGTTAATAGAGATTTTATTTGTATGATCCATGGTTTTAAAATGTCCGATTTGTCCTATTAGAGCGACCATATGTGGGGTATATCACACGATTTAGAAAAGATTTATTTTAAAATGTCCGACATGTCCGATTTGTGAGTGGCAAAATGTCAGTGCCCCCTTATATGATTATAGTATAACAAAATAAAGAATTAGAGCGTGAGCCTAGCAAATAACCCGAAAGGTGAGCCTAGCGAATAACCGCTCTCAACTAAAATTATCTACGAAAGGATAAATAAATGAATAACTTAGACGATATCTATACCGAACTTTTGTTCGAATATAATCATGGAGGTATCAAGCCTGATACCGTTAGCCGTCTTAGACTTACTAAGTCTGAGCGTGTAGGTCTGCTACGCTTAATAATGGCAGATGTGCCTAGATGCGATACCGCATGTGAGGTATCTCACACCCTCTAAGGGGTGTGTCGCCTTGCCGATTGTCGGTTAGGTATGCTAAGGTTTCACCATAACAACAACGAAAGAAGGTAAGAAAATGGATAACATGGATAAGATAAACGAGGCGATAGAAGCCTTACAACAAGCAAACAAAGTGTTTGCTGAGATGTTTGGAATTGATGAGGAGAATAACTAATATGCTATTTTTTGATTGGGTAGAGGATTATCCTCATATTGTTTTGCCTATTGTGTTAGGCACGATAACTATAATTGCTATTGTCGGTGCTATTGTTAATGGAGGTAATAACTAATGATGACTAAATGGGACACTATCCAACTAGATGTGGCAGACGCTTATACACACTTAGACGAATTAGAAAAACTAGATAAACACAATAGCGAAACGCTATTTGATGAGGACATGATTAGCCTTGATGAGATAATCGAAAATGAATTAACACTAGATTGGGAGGAGGCAGAATAAATGGAATTATACTTAGACTTAAACGCATTTGGTTTATACGCTGATAGCATAGGATTACAAATTAGTATTCCGACATGGCTATTAGTAGGCACTATCGCATTTATCTATTCGATTAAATTAATTAGGAGAGATAAATAAATGGCTAACCCTAGCGGATTTTATACCTGCCCTAAATGTGGCAGGTTAAACGCAGGCGCATATACTAAATGCGTATGTGAGCAAACTCACAAAGAATAGACGGCGTGTCGCCTTGACAAAGGCGATAGCTGCCCCCAATCTTTTGTGGGCGGTTATCCACAGGTTTACGCACAGATGTGGAAAAACCCTGAAAATTTGTGGATAACTTCGGGCGTGTCGTGGATAACTTCGGGCGTGTCTGGCGTGTCGCATGTGATTATGATCACATGAGTTGAGCGTCTCAAAATATGGAATTACTCACAAGTAATATGCAAATTGTCGGTGGGGTCTAGTATAATATCGGCATAACCAAAAAGAAAGAAGGTTGCAATGTCTGCAAATATCTACACAATAGAAAACCTGTTAGTGGGTAAACACTATCGATCAAATACTTTGGAAGGCGAAATTGTTTCTGCCGAAAAAGATCCTCGTGCTACATTCTACGGAATGAATATCGAAAGTTATTTAGTGGAAGTTGGTTCAGCCCGTAAGGTGCGAACTGTTGGCGTAAAGGTTGGTGAATAATGGGATATGTAGAAATTTTTCGCTTAAATGATGAAGGTGCTGGCTGGGTAGATTTATCCGAAGCCACGCCTTCAGAATTACTTAATTTAGAAATTGGCTTAGAGTTAGAAGGCTCTCCAGTTTTGCCAATTGTCAGTGATAACTGATACAATACTGCTAAATAAACGGAAGGAAATAAAATGGGAAATATCGCAGAAATAATTGGCGTAGAGTGTGATGAATGCGGTGGCGCAGGATTTGTATTCTATGGAGATGAAAAAGAATTTGACGTTAAAAGTTGCGATTGCGCTTTAGAAACTTGGGGGATTTAATGTTTAAACTATTTACTTGGTATGACGGCAAACTAGAATTTACACACCAATTCTCTGACGCATTAGAAGCGTTTGAGGCTTTTGCTAGATGTAAAGATCACGGTTTTGCTAATGAATACGCAACCTATAATTTAGAAATGCCTAATGGCAAAATGTATACTAAAAACTTTAATCAGATTGGTTTGGTGTCTGCTAAATGATGACAAAAAAACATTTTAAAGAAATTGCTACAATTTTAAAATATAACTCTAACAAAACTCACCCCGCTATTTTTTCTAAAATGGTTTTAGATTTTGCGGAGTTGTGTGCCAAAGAGAATTCTAATTTTAATGTAAATAAATTCTATGAGGCAAGCGGTTATAATGTTCCAAACTTCTCTTCTAAATAAAGTAAAACGCATTCAGGAATTGCGCCGATCAAATGCGGCGCAACCTGTTCGCAATAAAAAAAAATATACTAGAAAAATAAAACATAAAAAAGCTTCTAATTAATTATTAGAACAAACGTTCGATGCGCCCACAAACCCTGTGGGGGCATTTTGTGATTTACGCCACATTAAAAAAATCCCCCGAAATCTGCGGCGTGTCGATTTGTAAATGTCAGTGTGATCTGTTAGTATTCCATTACTTAACGAAAGGTCAACTAATGAACGATATCAATTCATGCTACTGTACTAATCACTCTATTTGCACAATTTGTGCCCGTGGCTATACTACGGAAGGCATGGCCGTGTATGATCGTGATCTAGCAGCTGATTGGGCTATGACACGCATGGCAGATGCAGAGATGGGTGACCTCTAATGTCACCTGCCCCTGCTATAATTACCCCCATGTTAAAAAGATCTAATGACAGAAAAGTAACTAATTTAGTTTCTAAAAATGGTAAGACCCCTGCCATTGCTAATACATTCGGGTTGCCTGCTGGTAAAGCATTCTCATGTCCTGGCGCTACTAGCATATGCGAAAGCGTGTGTTATGCTGGCAAATTAGAAAAAGTTTATAAAGGTGTAAGAGACGTGCTCATGCACAATTGGAATTTATTAAAAGACGCTGATGAGCCTACTATGGTAGACCTATTAGAAAATATGATTAATGATTTTAGAAAAGATTGTGAAAAGAAAAATGCTAAATTATTATTCCGTATCCACTGGGATGGAGATTTCTTTAATGATACCTATGCACGTGCATGGCAATACGTAATCTTAACTAATGCTGATATTCAATTCTGGGTTTATACACGAGTTAAGTCTGCTGCGCTTATTCTAGATAACATTGCTAATCTATCTCTTTATTATTCTACGGATGATGAGAATAAAGATATAGCGCATGATCTGCGTAAGACTGGTACTAAAATTAGATTGGCTTATCTTGGGAAGACTTTTGCCGTTACCGAAAATACTATGAAAGAATTAATTGGTAAGCCTGGCGCTAAGTGTCCTGAAAACAATAAAAGCATTCCATTAATTTCTGCTAGCGGTTCTGCTTGCGTATCTTGCGGATTGTGTGTTTATGGTAAAGCAGATATTAGATTTTCTGCTACTAAGAAATAGGGCCCATGGATTTTTTGTTAGGTGAAATAATTGGCGCCTTATTAAGTTTATTTATAATCGCTCCATTTATAATTTTTTTATTTGTTGCCACATATACTAAACCAGATAAAGATGAAAACGGGCTTAGCGGATAAAAGGCGCCCACACACCTGCGGGGTCGGGCGTGTCTTTAAGAGTGTGATATAAAACACCCTGGAATTTGTGGCGTGTTTTAGATAATGTCAGTTAGGCCTGCTATAATTCCACTAATCAAACGAAAGGAAATACATGCAAACAATGCTAGATACAACGAATTGGGTCTCTTACCCATTCGAAGTTAATGGAGTTAAGTTTAACTCTATGCTAGACCCACAAGGCTCTTTCTATCCTAAAGTAGAACGCTTGCCTGCTGGAATGTTTACTGCTGAAAATATCCGCATGACACTAGAACTTATTGGCGACCCAACTCAACTAAGCGTTGAGGAATTGCAGGATGAGTTAGATAGAGTAAATGCTGGTGCTTCTGAGGCTCTAGTAGTTTTAGCCTAATAATGTCGGTGGGTAGGTGTATAATCTACCCACTACAACAACGAAAGGAAATAAATGTTAGCAACGGCAATATCATTAGCAGAGGCTACAAAAAAAGCAATATATGATGAGGAAATATTATCGTTAGCAGGTGAATTACACACACGCAGAAATGAGCTAACAGATAACCAATTTCCTAAATATATTTATATGTATTCAGTAGCATTAGCAAGCAAGGTAGCAGACCTTACTACTAAAGTACTATTAACAGAGAAAGAAATGTCAGACCTTGTTGATAGTATTAGCGAAATGGAAAACCTATCCGAAACTATACTAGAGGAGTTAGAATAAATGGGACTAAATACAGCAATGGACTTGGCTGAGAGTTTTGACTTAGATCAAGCAATACTAATACACTTACAAGGTAATCATTATCCACCCGTACCTGCATCAATGGTACAGCCATGTATCGATGCTATCGATGCTTACTATGAGGACGACTACGATAAGATGATCGTATTACCTGAAGGCGTACTATGGAAGGGCAGAGATCAAGCACCTGCTTCAGCAATCATAGAAGCGCATCACCTAGAAGCGTGGCTACCTGAAACCGACTACTAATTGTCGGTGGAGGGTGCTATAATACAAACCTAAACGAAAGGAAACAAATGGAAATCGGACAACTATACACAACCACTAAAAGTGGTATTCAGGGAATTATCAAGGCTATTGATAATCACCCTTCAGGTGTTGCTCGTATCTTGCTAGATGTAAATGGCAAGGAACGCTGGACTAGCGCATCAGTTAAGTAATAAGATAAGCAGACTCTATTGTCGGTAGGGTCTGCTACAATACAACCAACCTAACGAAAGGAATACAATGGCAAGAGGCAAAGCAATACAGGTAAAAATCGCAACTGCTAAGGTTATTAAAGCCCTAGAAACAAAGTTAGCAAAGATAGAGGCTGACTACACAAAGCAAGACGAGAACGAAGCCAAATATAAGAAGGCATACGAAAAGTGGCAGAAGGATATTGGCAAATGGGCAGTTGGACAAATTGCCAAAGCACAAAACCTACGCACCAATTATCGTTCTTGGAACACAACTCTTAATGTTGATTTTGATTTAATCATAGATGAGAAAGACTTTCCAAAAGAGCCTGAGCGTAATTATGAGGTAATCCATGTTCATAGTTATCGTGAGATGAAAGAGGAGATAGAGAACGCTATCCGTATCCTTAAAATGACCGATGAGGAAGTAGTTTCTACTTCTACATACAACGCTATCGCAAGATACTTGTAATTAACTGGGGGCTAGACAAAATCTAGCCCCCTATGTTAAAATAGTTATCCCTACTAACAAAGGAATAAAATGCGGTATCGTGTAGAAATCTACGACGCAAACAAAGCTCACGATTTAACTCTTTATTTTAAAGAAAATGTAAATCGTGAAGCAATTACAAAAGCAGTTAAGCAAAACATAAAACGCTTTCAAGGAACAGTCAAAGCATATGTAGTTGATACAAAAGATAACAAAAAAATATTTGCTGCTTATTTTCCAGAAGAGATTCATTCTTTAATCTAATAATCTTGGGCCAGGTCCTTGCTCCTGGCCCATTTCCCTGCCCGCAAAGCTGTGGGGGCATTTTTCTGTTTACGTCAAGTCCAAATTTTCCCCTGGAATGTTTAGTAGTATTGCCAGATGTCAGTCATGTATGCTAGAATAAGGCAACTCAAAACGAAAGGATAAAAATGGCTCATGAACTAGAATCACAAAATGGTGTAGCAAGTTTTGCATCATTCCGTGAACCTGCGTGGCATGGTTTAGGTACCGTGTTCACAGAAGAAAAAAATACTAGCGAAATGCTAGTTGCTGCAAATCTTAACGGATGGAATGTTAGATTAGAAGATTTAGAAATCCCATCTCAATTAACATCCGATAAAAACTATCAATATGTTGTGCGTACTAATCCTACGGACAAAACACAAACCGATGTTTTAGGAATTGTCGGTGAGCGCTATGTACCATTGCAAAATGAAGATTTATTTGCATTTGGTGATAACATCCTAGATGGTGGAGGCCGATGGGAGACCGCTGGCTCAATCCGTGGCGGACGTGTTGTATTTGGATCTCTTGCTTTAGAGCGTGAGACCGTGCTCGATCCTAACGGCGTGGCAGATGTGGTTAAAACATATTTGCTAATTAATACATCGCATGATGGATCAATTGCAATTCAAGCATCCATAACACCCGTTCGTGTTGTGTGTGCTAATACTCTCAATCTTGCATTGGGTAGCATCAAGAAAAAAGATGGCGTAAAGCAATCTTTCAAAATCCGTCATACACAATCGGCGGAAGGTCGCATTCAAGTTGCCCGTGAGACTTTAGGTCTTGCCAATGCATACATGGATAAATTCGACATCATGGCTAAGTTAATGATTGAGACGGAAATTACCGCTCAACAATTTAACGAAATCATTCTTGCTGCTTATCCAAAACCTGATAAAGATGTTAAGGGTGCAATCAAGAAATGGGAAAATAAAGTTAATTTAATTAACGATATTTATACTGGCGAATATAATCACACAATCGCTGGTAATGCGTGGGGTGCTTTAAATGCTTTAACTGAGCGTTTAGATTGGCATCGCAATGCCCGTGGTACTAACACTGAAAATATGTTAGCATCTGCAAGCGGTTTTGATCCTGCAATTAACGCAGAAAAAAATCGTTTGTTAAAAGTTGTACAAAATAAATTACAACTAGTATAAATAATATGGGGCCCGCAAGGGCCCTATATTCTGGTCCCATAGATCAATTGGTTAGATCGTTACCCTGTCACGGTAGAGGCTACGGGTTCAAGTCCCGTTGGGATCGCAAGCTGCCCCCAGAGCTAAAGGCAACATAGCTCTTTTACGGCATACATATAAAAAGCCCCAAAATCCTTGATAATGTCAGTTGACTCTGCTACAATTGCGACATTCAACGAAAGGAATGAAATGCCTAACTGGGTGTATAACACATTAACTATACAAGGTCCTAAAGACCAAGTAGATTCAATTAAAGATAAACTTAATCAGCCATTTGAAGTAATGCATGATAGTTGGAACATGAAGACTATGCAGATGGAAGTAACTAAGTCTACTTATTCTAATCCTGTCTTTGCTTTTTGGAATATACATTCTCCATTAGAGGATGGTATTACAATGGAAGAATATGTTCAACAACCTGCACGACTAGGACTAGATACAAATTCCCCTGATTGGTTTGCTAAAGAAGTAGAGCATGCTAAGACTCAGAAAGACTGGTATAACTGGAATACTTCTAATTGGGGAACTAAATGGGATGTTGCTGTATCAGATGGTGACGAGTATCCTGATACTGAACTACTGGAGCATATGTCTGATGGTGAGGACCAATGGCTAGTATATAAATATAATACTGCATGGTCGCCTGCCGTCTCTGTATTAGTTAAACTATCTAACTTAATTCCGAACTGTGTCCTTACTTTAGAATTTGAAGAGGAGCAAGGCTGGGGAGGAGAATATGAGATTGTAAATGGTGAGGTTACAACTAAACTAGAATACGAGAATCGCTGCTATGCTTGCCAATCCTTTAATACATTAGATTATTGTGAGGACGGCTGCGGTGAATTCTGCTCAGAATGCAATCAAGGTTCTTGGCAAGATGAGGAAGCAATGAAAGAATGTCAGACCCATGGTGTACAATTAGCCACTACCACAACGAAAGGAAACTAACATGGAATCAACTGTAATACCTGACACATATAATCCTAATGCCCTTGTACAGTACAAGGTGATTGACGGAGAAACTGTTACATTTCCAATTACAAAAGTAACAGATTTAGAATGGGTGCTCGAAAACGCTAGACAACGCACTGCCGAGTACTTTAGCCTGCGAAATAAGATTGACGGGCTAAATGATCAAATCATAGAATGGTCTAATCCAAACTATGACAAAGATGATGTAATTCGTGAACTCTGCGAATACTTTGATCTTAACCCATCTAAGCAAGTAACTGTAACTGGAACTATATCATTTGAAGTAACGGTTGATGTTCCATTTAATGAAGTTGAAAACTTTGACGCACATTATTATCTAGGTGATGAATTATCATTAGATTCAAATAGTCATAATGTTGATGTTAACACATGGAGCATCGAAGACACAGATGTGGATTGGAACTAATGTATTATAAATTAAAAGCAGATTCAATTAAGGCGTTCCATTTTTCTATATGGGACGCTGAGGTTGGAGGCCTGGATCCTGATTCATATAATCTTGATGCATTGACTTTCGAGATTGGAACTGGTAATATTGAGAAGGTAACTAGATTAATATCTAAGCACCAACTTAAGGTTTTAATCGAGAGCAAGTATGCTGATAACGAATTAGCGTACAGATATGATAGGATGATAAATGTCTGATTATAAAGATGGGTTTCAAGACGGATATAAGTTTGCCCGTGAAGAAATGATTGATAAGTTACGGGAAATTGATATTGCAGATATTGACTCATGGTTATTAGATAGATTATCAGACATGATAGAAAGCAATAAACTATGAGCGAATGGATTAAATGCGACAGCTGCCCAGCTCAAGCCAAATACCTGGCTCGTAGTACAGGCGGTGAATTAGCTTTCTGTTCACATCATAAAAATAAAAATTCAGAGACCCTAGACAAATGGGCCTTTGAAATGATAGAATTAAATAAAACGGAAGAAATACCTCAACTAGAAAAGGCGGTTTAAAATGGGAGACAGAGCAAATTACGTATTCGTAGACGGAGCGGGTGACACCATATGTCTATATGGGCACTGGGCTGGCTACAACATGCTAGGCAAATTGGCGGATGCTGTGATCGCAGCACGTCCTCGTTGGACAGATGAATCATATGCAACACGTATTGCTATTAGCCAATTAATCGGAGACCAATGGAACATGGAAACAGGCTGGGGTCTTCAAGTAAATTCAATTGGAGATAATGAGCACAAGATTGCTGTTATCAACTGGAAAGATCAGACCTTCTCATTACACGAGCAAGACGATCACCGTAACTTAGAGAATAAAGTTTTAGGTATGAAGAATGAAGCAATCTTTACCATGGACCTAACAGCGTTCTGTGAGAAGTATGCGCTAGAAAGACTGCTAGTCTAGTGTGATATAATTTGATTAGGCCCTGTGCCTATTCATAGAATGGTGCATCTATTGGATGCTAAGTAAGGCAGGTTTTTCCTTTCGTTGAGGTCCTAGCAGCCATTCATCTTAATCCCCCCTTGTCCCAGGGGGGATTTCTTTTGCCCTCAAAGAGGAGAGGGTAGCATATTGTCTTTACGGAAGTCAAATATATTTCCCTGAAATCTCAAGCTTTGGACATGTGGTGTAAAACACACCTATATTCTATATACAATGTCAGTGGTCTGTTATATAATTAAGGTCCTAGCGAAAGGATATATATGGGTTATTCAAATGATAAACCAAGTATGTTTGATGATATGCCTGAACATATTGCAAATGCTATTGTTCAAGAGATATCTGAGGACTTATTTGATAGTTGGATATCAGGTCATTTAGACGAAGGTATGTTTATTGCTGACTATGAAATGGCTAGCATGTGCTCTGATGAATCCGTCAAAAAACAATTTAATGAATATTGGCAAGTCGAACCAGGAGAGGAATACTACATAGAATGTTAGGATATACATATAAGGATATACAGGAGTTTGGTACATCATTAACTGTTGCTATTGATTCCGCCACCGACCCTAGCGTTAAGCAAGGTCTATTAACCATATGGGATTTCTTTGAAGGTCTATTAGCGGAAGGATATGTACAAGGTGAATCATACTAAGATGATTGAATATATGAATATACATCTAATTAGTCTTAATCAAGATAGAGACCCATTAGATAAAAGCCCTGAAGATCTTATATTTTTAGAAGGACAAATACATGCAGTTAGACATCTACTGGAGGTAGCAAATGATAATGTCTGATGAATTAAGCCCACATCTTCAAAAGCTGATAGATATGGGAGAAACGGGAACTGATGTCATGCATGGAGAATTAAAAAACTTAATGTATGAATGTGAAACTAGACTATTAGACATTTCTGAGCTACAAGATAATCCTGAATATCAATATTTATCAGGTAGGCTGGATGCCTTGACAGATATCTATGTTATGACGTATAATTTATCATTCGCTATCAACGAAAGGGCTAAACAACGTGGATAATGCAGACTATGATCGTGGTGTCAAGATCAAAATGCAATTGGACCAAATAGTAAATACTTTAAATAATATGGATGTAGGAATTCCATTAGTATGGCTATGGTCTTGGGATATTATTCGAGATAAGTATCAATCATATGAGACTGTATCTGATTGGAATGAATATGTTGTTAAAGAAGGAGTAACTCTAGATAATATCTGGGAGGAACTCTGGGGTAACCCGCCTGATCAATTTACATTAGAGTATGGCGCTGAGTACATGGACGAGGCTGTCACGGATTGGATGATCAATAATAATTTCTTGGTCGCCCTAGATGATGACAACTGGCTTGATGACGAAGACGAAGATTCTGACGAGGAGTCAGATAACACAACTGAATATGGAACGCAAGAATCAGGTTTCAAGGCGGAGCCTGTCGTATTAGAAGGGTCAACACAATGACAACAAAACGTGAATATCTAGTAAGCAAGGGCATTACCGTGGGCAAGCGTGGTCGCTTCTCAGGTGCTGCTAAGCAGGCTCTATCAGAGGCTGTTAAGAATGGCGTACAGTTTACAAAAGAGCTTCCTACCAAGTCTAAGTAAACTATCTAACATTGGGGAGGGTCAGTGGCCCCCAAACATTGACCTTCCCCAACCTTTTTGGTATAATCTTTTAGAAAGGCGGATATGGCAAAGAAAACAGATGAAGATAAAATCGCAGAACAATTAGCAACAGTATTGGATAACCATTGGTTTAATCCTTCTATATGTGCTAGTGTAATTGTAAATAGATTTCCTTTATATACCCAAGATAGACTAATGGAGTTAATGACCGAAATCATTAAAGAACAGGCTTCTAGGTTTGAGGCGTATTGGGAAGAAGGTTTTACCTCTGAGGCTATTATGCTTGCCTCACATCTTGCTGAAGTAATAGAGGCTCATGAGGTGGGTATCCAGGCATGAGCAAAGCTGCTGGATCTAGCCAACGCAAACCCCGTAAATGGAAGGGCAATGGGCGGGATAAGAATCACGCCCTTGCTTCTTTTAGAAAATGGAAGAAGGCGGAAAAGGCACGGAAGACTGCAGAGATAGATAGATATAATGAACTATGTGGTCCAGTAACTATAACCTATAAGTAACAGTATAATCATATTAGGACATAATGTCCGATTTGTACTATATGTACATCTTGGATATATATGTCCTATTTTTATATATAAATATAGGGGCAAAATGTTCGCTTTACGAAGAGCTATAAAAAATCCCTGAAAATCTAGGAAAAATGTCTAACAATATGAATAAACATATATAGAATATAACAAAAAGTATATAAAATATGGCAAAATATATACAAAATTTCTACATATTTAAGCATACATTTATGCCAAAAAATACATTGACATATGGGCAAAAATATGCTTTTACGAGAGCTATTGACAAATCCTGGAATATATAGTATATGTGGGGCCATGTGGAGCATTACGGAGGGAAGTGGAGGGCACCTGCTCCATTACTAGTATAATGTCTATATATATAATTAGTAATATTTACTACTGAATTAATAGTATTTACTTTGATAGAATACTGATAGATATGGCTCTAATTGGGCTTTAAAGGGGGTTTTTAGAGATGAAAATGTGGGGGGTATACTAGATGTATTGACGAAATTCTTTAGGCATATAGGCAAAATCCTCAGCATTACAAAGCTTCTTTGGTTTATCTGGATTAGAGCCTATACAGCCACATGCTCCTGGTTTATCGCTATATAAATCATTTGCTCTAATATTTTTATTAAAATACTCTCCAAATGACTCAGATGCTTTAATAGACTTTAATTCATCTACAGATACTGGATAATTAGCTGGATTGCCATTATCAAATATGGTTGTTAATATAAATACACCTAGTGCTATGTTATACCAGTATAATACCTTACCTAGGCTAGAATTGATCTCACCTTTGACCCCGCCCAATTCCATAACCTGTTCAACATCATCATCTCCAATATCTTCTATTCCAGCCTCTATGCTTTCAGCAGTTGTTATTACATCACGCCATTCCGCCTCAGTATCCCAATTTTCGACTAAATGATAAGATTCATCAGAATTAGTATCATATTCTTTTTCTATATAAAACATTTGAAATGGCTTTTCAATAATAGATAATGGGATAGATTCTAGGTCATCTGCGTAATATTCCATAGCTCTGAAATTTACCTCTACAATTTCGCTTTCACTTATATTGTATAATTTCATGTATTTGGCAATAAGATCTGATCTCATATCTTTAACTAAATCAGCAACCATATATTTCTTCATATCTTTATTATACCCTACCTAGGAGTTGCAGGTAAATCTTGACCTATTTCTCAGCTCATTATTGGCTATATTCATGGCCATATCTTGGCTTCTTGCATAGCCATAAGTGAGAATTTTGCCATTTGAGCTTAGGGTCCACATCCATTTTAAATAAGGTATTCTAAACACCTTATCTTGAGCTTTGTCTCTTTTCTCTTTACGAGATATATATGGCTTATCCTCTTTAATGGTTATTTCCATCTAACCCTCATTTTTTTATATACTTTATATCCAGCATATATACCTACAATAATTAATATTATTAATATGGATCTGCTTAAATGGCTATATGGTTCCCAACATACATTTCCTGTATAGCAGTCATCTGTCACTCCTCTTCCTCCATATCTATATGCTCTTCAAAGTCCAGCCATGCTTCCAAATTATCTAAAAATCCCATTTTATATCCCCTCCCCGCTACCGCTCATTAGCCTCATTTAACCATTGATCTTCCCATAAGCCCATAATAGACTCATTGCCTATATCATCAAAGTAATACCTATTCTTGCTGATATTAAAGCTCCAGCCCTTCCAAAGACCATCTTCATCCCAAGTAAGATTAGTAGGTATTTCATTCTTTTCATGTTCGGCAAGCATTTGTAGCAATTCGCTATTATCTCTTATTAACCCCTTAAGTGCCCATCTAAACTTAAAATATCTAATCATTCTTCATCCAATTCATCTAGTAGATCCTCAATATCATCATCAATCCAAGCTTTAAATTTCTCATAAAATCTTGTGGACATTTCTTCTAATTCATTGATAATCCAAATCATCTCATTTTGGCTAAAATCATCAATATGGTCCAATATAAAGTCATCAATTAGATTAAGGGTTTCATTTCTAAGGTCAGGTACTGACATTATGCCTTCTCTCTTTTCCGCTTCACTTTTCGCTTGCACTAATTGGGATCTATATATTATATATTATATATATATTCTAGTCAACTGATTTATTTAAGTCTATATTCATTCCTTTTGGAGTCTGTCTATACCAGGATTCTGGATAATCTATATGTTTAAGTTTGGGGACTATTCTTCTGATCTCGTATAGACATATAAGGCATTCTCCTATATATAGGTAATTACCTGATTCAAGGGCATTTATAGCTGTAGTCCTGCCTCTTACTACTATCTCACAATACTTGCAATAGGCATCAAATTCTTTCACTATATAGCCTCTCTATACATGCAGGTAGGGCATTTATCTTTATTTTGTTCTATCTTTTTAAAAGTAGTATCATATCTTACCCCGCAAATATAACAAAGTTTATTTACTTTACCATTAAATCTACTTTCCCAATATATCAAACTTCTAAATTTAATCATATTAACCTCCCTCTAAATGTGGTAATTGGACCCCTATAGTCATCCTCATCCGACCACTTGCCTGTGCTATACCCAGCTTCTGATATGTCCAATAGTTTATCCTGAATCCATTTGTTTTCAGTTATAATTGTAGCATTTTTAGTTATATTGCAATAGCCATGGGAGGGCTTTACATTTTCAATAGTATTGTCTCCGCCCCTAGATAATGGTATTACATGATCAATATGTAGGCCTTCCTCCCAACCCTCTTTTCCTACCTGCCTTGGAGCATCTAAGTCTATTGGATTTTTGCATATATGGCAAGATGTTCCATATTTTTCTAATATATCTTTTTCTAGTATTGTATGATTATTTAATGCTGCCAGTCTTCTTGCACGAGATTTACGGCTATTGGATCTTATTTGATCTGGGCGTCTTTTTAATTCATTACGCCAATACATTATTTCAGCAGTTCTGCATTCTTCACACGCTAACTCTTTAGCGTCTCTTCTGTGCCAGTCATAGCCAGACCTTGTACCGCAATCTGGCTTGACTCTATGTCTTTTGCCCAAGACTATTTATTCTTTAATTTTACCTTTTGCGTAGCTTGTTTAAAACCCAAGCCATATGAACCTAACATCAGTAATACAATTGCTGCTGAATGTAATAAATAGAACATATCTCTCCTTATTTTACGTCAAATCGGTCTAGCATCATAACCTTGTCCCACGCTGAAACGAAGTCTTTAATAAATTTATCTTTAGCATCATCCGATGCATACACCTCGGCAATTGCACGAAGTTCTGAATTAGATGCAAGTATAAGGTCTACACGAGGAATGCCGTTTGCTTGATTAGCATTGGTATACGATAATAGCTGAATTAAGTAATCATTATTTAATTTATTATTGTTTAATGATCTTAAACCAGATAGCAATACTACTAATTCTACTGGAGTTAGGCCAAGAAGATTAGCTTTTTCTACCAACAATACCTCTTCTGGTATATTAATATCCTTGTGTACATAGTTTCTAAATCCATCAAATTTTGGCTCAAGAACTGCAAATGATTCAACATCAGTCTGTTCTTGTGTTGCGTCTCCACGTCCTGGGGTAAATGGAACTTTAATTTGATCCTCCGCAATTTTTTCAATTGCAGCACATCCTGCTAAAACAATTAAGTCGGCAATAGATGCATTAGACTCATCTTTAATAGATTCTAAGAAATTAATAACCTTTGATATTACCTCTTGATTATTTACTTTCCATGTATTTTGTGGTTGTAATCTTATACGGGCACCATTTGCTCCGCCACGCTTATCTGTTTTACGGAAGGTAGAAGCAGAAGCCCAAGCAGTTTCTATAAAATAAGACATAGGAATATCAGAATATTTAATTTTATTCTTAATACTATCTGTATCAATATTTGTATTGGATGAGCCTACTGGATCCTGCCAAATTAATTCCTCTGTAGGAACTTCTTTGCCAAGATATCTTGCAATAGGTCCCATGTCTCTGTGTGTTAGCTTAAACCATGCACGGGCAAATACATCTGAAAAATAATCAAAATCTTCTAAAAATCTTTTAGAAATTTTTTCATATTCTGGATCAAATCTAAGTGCTAAATCTGCTGTAGTCATTACTGGAGCATGGAATTTTCCTTCAATGTGAGCATCTGGAACTAAATTAGATGCAGAGTCATCTGTAGGTATCCATTGTGTTGCTCCTGCAGGGCTTTTTGTTTGAGTCCATTCATATTTAAATAATAATTTAAGATATGAGTTATCCCATTTAGTTGGAGTTGGGGTCCATGCGCCTTCAATACCACTTGTAATTGTGTCCTCTGCATTTCCTTTTCCAAATGAATTTTTCCATCCTAAACCTAAGTCTTCAATTGGAGAAGATTCTGGATTAGATCCGACATGAGACGGGTCACCAGCGCCATGAGCTTTTCCAAATGCGTGACCTCCTGCAATTAAAGCAACTGTTTCTTCATCATTCATTGCCATACGAGCAAATGTTTCACGAATATCTCTTGCAGAAAGAATTGGGTCTGGCTCTCCGTTAGGTCCTTCTGGATTTACATATATAAGACCCATTTGAACAGCAGCAAGTGGATTTTCTAATTCACGATTTCCGCTATAACGATTATCTGCAAGCCATTCCTTTTCTGTTCCCCAGTATGTATCATCAGACTCCCAGACATCTTCTCGACCACCAGCAAAACCAAATGTTTTGAATCCCATATTTTCAAGAGCCACATTACCAGCAAGAATCATAAGGTCTGCCCATGAAATTTGTTTTCCATATTTTTGTTTAATTGGCCATAATAAACGACGAGCTTTGTCTAAGTTTCCATTGTCTGGCCATGAATTTTGTGGAGCAAATCTATGCAGTCCTTCTCCAGCACCTCCACGCCCATCAGCAATTCTGTATGTTCCTGCTGAATGCCAGGACATACGAATAAAAAATGGTCCATAGTTTCCGTAATCTGCAGGCCACCAATCCTGAGAAGTTGTTAGTAGCTGATTAATATCATTTTTAATAGTATCAAGATCTAAACTTTCAAACTCTTTAGCGTAATTAAAATCATCTGACATTGGGTTAGATTTTTCTGAATGCTTTCTTAATCCAGATAAATCTAATTGATTAGGCCACCAATCATTATTATATGTTCCGTTATTATTTAAACTATTTCCTGTAAATGGACATTTTGCGTCGCTCATTATTTATCTTTCTACTAGTAGTTACTTATTATACAATATAATTGACAGTTTAGTCAATAGGTTTTAACAGGTCTCTTCTGTGCTTGGGGCAGGAAATTCGCCATTCCATGAAGCACCGTATAAAGTATGCCTCCAATTTCCAGATGTAATTCTAGTTACTCTATGTGTAAATTCTTCTGTTACTGGGACTAGTACAAGCATACCAGCTTTAGGTTTAATTTTATATGATTTATGTTTAAACTCTAACTCTCCACCTTCAAAATCATCATTTAAATAAATAGACAACGATCTATTAAATGCGGGCATAGGGCTGCCTGCAGCCCACTCTGAATGCCAGTCCATTGCATAATCAATTTTTGATGCTTCTTCTAATGTAATATTTTTAGCTTCCGCAATTTCTTCATTAGTACAATACTTAAATGTTTGAAGAGCATTATGAGGTTTATAAATAGGTGGCATTACCTTAAATAATCTATCATATATACCCATAGGTCTATGAAAAACTTCATGATTTATTACAGGTTCATCTCCAGGAACTCCAGTACTGCCGTCAGGTCTTCTTGGTAAATCAACTGATATAAATTTATTTAAAATATTTTTATATGGAGAACGCATAGTTGTGTACCACCCTTGATGGTCATCCATGTATGGCTTAAAAAAATCTAATTCTTCTTGTGTTAAAAAATTATCAATATATTGAAGATCTCCTTCAATTGTAATTAAATCAAGATTATATTCCACAATTATTCTCCTTTATTTATTGAATTGAGGCTATTAAAGAAACCCTAGGCTCATTTATTATAGATTGATGAATTATTCCTTTAGGCATATACAATACGTCACCAGCTTCTATTATAAAGGATTCATATGGTTCATTTTCTAAACTTAACGGCTGTTCAAATGGATATTCACTACTATCTTTATAAATTTTATACTCTACAGAGTTTATCCAGGTCCAAGAATATACTTCTGAATAATCTTTATGTATACTATTATTTTCTCCAGAGCCTAAAAAATCTATTAATATTTTAAAATTCATTTGATTAACGTGTTTTTTATCTAAAGAAAAAATATTGGACATTTCATCACACTCTGGTAAATTTATAAACCATGCCTGTAAATCAAGTGCTCCATATTTAAATAAAGGAACAGTTTGATTTTTTTTATTTTTTAAAAATTCATCATGATTTATCCACTCACCATAATTTGGAATTTCATTAAATTTTTTATCTAAATATTTCATAACATAGTTCCAGTCTGGTGTATCTTTTAATATACCTTTAAATAAAACTGGTTTATTTATATTTTTAGCATTATTAATTTCTGATTTTATTTGTAAATTATTCAATTATTATTTCCTATCGTTCCAAATATTCCTCTAAGTCTTCTTTGATCTTTATTAAATCCTCCATTAACCGCATGAGCTAATTTAAATAAATCTGGCACCAATAAGTCCCCCTGTTGCCATATGTGTTCAAGTTTTATATCGCTGTCTAACCAAACTTTAGTAAATATTTCATCGTGCAATAAATTAAATTTATCTTTATCTAACTCAGTCGGAGGCATTCCGTTAATAGAATGAAGATTTACTTTTTCACCTCTACCATAAAATGTTCTAATAGTTTTATCATTTGTAATCCAATGATTTAATACTAATTTATAAATTGTATCTTCACTATTTTTATTTTCATTTTCTGATTGCCAATAGTTTTTTATTGAAACAGTACATGAATTTAAAAATTCTTGATCTGTTGTTGTGAATGAGTTATATATTTTTGACATATCTATAAAATATGTTTTACCAGTGTCTGGTTCACAATTAAACAATTCCATGTTCCACATACCGCTTACATATATATTTTCATTATCTTCTACATGTTCTTGATGCCAACCAAGTATAATTTCATTTTTATTATTTATATTTTTTTCAGTTATATGCTTATGATGATCTTCTACATACTCTGAAGGTTTAGTATCCTGTGAATTTGGATACCAATTTAAATTATCCCCAAACAAATGCATTATTTTTGTTTGAGTTTCAAAATCTACATTTGCATTTCTAAATGCAATTATTTGTTCATTTAAAAAAATATCCTTGTAAATATTAAAATTATTTTTTAACTCATCATATCCAGGAAACTCTATAGTTTTTATTGTATTCATTATTATTTATTAACTGGCCTATAGGAAGTTGCAGAAGTCTTTGGCATAATTTGTCCTTTAGCCCACTCTTCTCGTAATTTTTCTCTTAAAGGATTACTATCTTCTTTTATTTTTTTTAAATCAACATCGTATACGCTATCTGCGTAGTCATATGATCCCATCATTGTGTATCTAGTACCAGATGTTACTTCAGTAACTGCATGTACATTTTTAATCCCTACATCAAAAACAATGACTGATCCAATTTCTGGTTTAAAAGCAAGCTTATGATCTCTAAAAGTTAAAAGTCCTCCTTCAAAGTCATCATTTAAATATATCATTGTAACTAATTTATTTTCCTGCCAAGCATTAGGAGTGCCATCAAGTTCAGTATTATCTGAATGATCCGCTGCAAATGCTCCTGGCTCCCACCTATGCGAACTCAAACTTATTTGTTTTAATTTTCTATTAAATACTTTTTCTGCTAATTCCTGTGAAGCTAATTGAAATTTTCTTAAAGATTGTCCACCCTCTGGAGTATGTGGTTTTTTACCAGCTATAGTATACATATTGTAAAAGCAAGACAGCATCCAGTCATCAAGTTCTTTCCAATAAGAAATTATATAGTTGCACTCTTCTTTTGTAAAAACATTTTTATATTCAACAATGTCAGATTTATGTATAATTTCTGTCATATTTGAGGGGTAAGTTATTTTTTCCATAATGTCTATTATACCATCCTATCCCAAATAACGTAAGTGGATTCAGTTTTTCTTTTATTATATAGGTCTATAGATAATTTTTTATTTGTTCCTTGATAGCGCTCTCCAGTTTCCATATCTACTAGCATCCATTTTGCAGGACATTTTGTATAGACTGTAATTGTAACTGGATTTTCCAACTCCTCAACTTTATCACCATTTAATAACTTTCTATGTTTCATTAATTTAGCCAACTAACTATAGAATATCTAGTTCCATTTTTTATTGGTTTTACTGAATGATTGTATACGTACGTTGATGGGAAAACAAGAAATTCATTTGCCTTTGGCTTATATTCAATATTAAATCTTGGAAAACAAATTTCTCCACCCTCATAATCATCATTTATATACCAAACTGTAGATATAGTTCTTGGTTCAAATATATTATGGTCAATATGATCTGAAAACTGAGATCCTTTGGAATATTTTAAAATAGAATATCCTCTGTGTTCTGGAACTACAACATTATAATAATTTTGATAATCTAATTCTAATGGTGCAGAAAACTCTGTCACTTTATCTCTTACATAAGATTCCAGCATATGTTTTTGAGAGAATATATCATTATTTATTTTATTGTACTCAACAAAGTATGTTTTTGAGCTTCTGCTTTGATCAATTGTTGATTCTCCATCTTTATAAACATATGAATCGGCCCAAAAAATTTCTGGATTATTAAGGTCCATAAAATGTTCTATGGCTGGAATGAACTGTTCATGGGTTTTCATAACATTTGAATATACCATAATACCTGGAGCTATTTCCTTTTTATTTATCATTAAACCACCAATGATCTGACTCAGCAAAATGAAAAAATATCATTGCTACTTTTTGATTTTCTGGATTTGGAAAACTTTCTCTCCAATGCATTTGATCTTCTCCGCAATAAGCTATTGCTTCGTTCGGATACAGAGTATAAGATTGGTTTTCTATCCATAGGTCCCAGGGTTCGGTTTGATATACACACATATCTATTGTATATGTGCAAGCATTTTTATCTTTATGTTTAAATAAACTAGCATTGTTTTCATAATGAACAAATAAAGAATATGTAGGGAGTATATTTTGATTACTAAATATATTTTTAGCAATAGGTAAAATTTTGTTAGACCACTCTTTTAAAATTGGTCTTCCAACCATGTCTATAGAATATCTGGAAAACTCTTTTTCTATTGGAAATGTATTATAGTCAGTAAATGAATTAGATATGATATCAAAGTCTTCTTTATTAAATAAATTTTTTATAATTTTTGGTTTAAAAGATTGTAAATCATAATTCATTAAATAATTCCTATGTTTTCAAATCGATCAATTTGATCATCTATGTCATTTAAAATATCAATATCCAGATCTGACGAACTGGATATTGACTTTGTGCACATAAACTATACTTTCTTTGGCCTACCTGTTTTTTTAGGACCCATATTTGTTTCTCTACGGATGCCATGTTTATTACGATCAACTCTTGTCATTGATCTTTGATTTGCAATTCCAGATCTAAACTTACCTTGATTTGGATTTTTACGAGTAGCTTCTTGAGAAGTTACTGCACCAGATGGCTCATTATTTGGTGGAGTTTGCATTCCAGTTCCGTTATCACTCATTGATGAATGAAGTTCTTTGTTGTGGAGTTGCTGTCATGTTTAATGTTAAACCAGCTTCTCCGTCTCTTGTTACATCTAACATAGGAGCAGAAACAATTCCTGTTTCGCTACCTACTGATTCGCAGCCACATTCGTAACACATAAATTACTTAGGGCCTTGTGCTTGTGCTTGATTTGAAACATCTGTTGATGGGAATGCTGCCTTTGGTGCTTCTGTGTATGACTCTGTTGGCCATGGTGAAGATCCTGCTGGCTTAGTCTCGTTAAAGCCTGTTAAATTTTTTCCGTCTGACATTTTATATCTCCTATAGGTTGTATTTAGATGGGTCTAGAAGTCCATCTATGAATATATTATAGCATTTAAGAAATTACTACCCCAAAACGGTGTCTAAGCCACGATATTCTGAGGGCCAGAAGAAAGAAACTATAACATTTCTTTGACCTTCAGTTACTTTAGATACCCTATGTGGTAAATCATGGGATCCCTGAAAAAAAATAAATGTTCCAGGATTTGGCTTAATGTAAAAATTTTCTTCTGGAAATTCTAATATACCGCCTTCGTATCCATCATTTAAATAAAGAAGCCCAGACCAATCGTCTTTTGAATTTTTTCTAATACTTTCTATATTATCAATTTCATGATAATTATCAGTATGTAAATCATTTTCTGATCCTTTTAACATTAGGCTATAAAACATAGTTTTTATATCCATTTGTTTATTTGTAAAATTAGATATAGTATTAGACATTGAGCTACAAACCATGGTTAATAAATCGACTGCTAAGTCATGCTGATTTTCATTTTTGTATTTTATTATAGGATTACCACATTGATACGTATAGCCATCTTCAGGTTTTAATGATGGACCACCTTTAATTTGAAAATTAGGTGTATCTGATAAATCTTTATTAAATACCTCTGTAATAAGATTTGCACTACTAGTAGATATATAATTTTCAATTATATAAATTTTATTGTTTATATTTTTTATCAATTCCTATATTTTCCGTAGCATTCTTTACATACCCAGGAGTAAACATTTAAATCTTTAATAATTTTTGTTGCTTTATTTTCACAATTGTCTTTTTCACACATGCTATGAATTAATGGATTTTCTGACTTTATTACTGAACTCACTTTACCTTTTTCCCAAATTTATCCCATGCTCTTTCATGTAGAAAGAATCCTAGCATTTCGCATAGTGTATAAATTATTGCAAATGCTCCAGCATATTCCCAATGTGCCTCACCAGTAATAGCTTTTTCAAATAAATATACTAATGTGCCAACGAATAAAATATGTACTGCTGGCCATGTTAGTGCTTTATATAAACTTCTTTTTTTGCTATCCATTGTTTCCTCTACTTAATTTATTATATATGTAATTAATTACTTCATTAGGCTTCCACTCATATGGTAACTCTAAATATTTAATTTCTTTTAATATATTCTCTCTTATTTGATCTTCTATATAATCCACATATATATTCTATCATTTAAATAAAAAAAGGGCAAGGTTTCCCCTGCCCTTTATTTAAAGAATTTACTTCTTTAAAGCAACCTTCTTTTTAGGAAATGCCTTATTCCAGGCTGTAGCTAATTTATTGTAATCAGCCTTTTCCTTAATAATTGCTGCATCGGCAATTACTTTTGCTGCTGCTGCAGCATCTGCTGCAATTTTATTAGCAGCAACTGTTGAATTAGCATCTGCCAATTGCTTAGACAAAGAATTAATTTGTGCTTGCAACTGTGCAATTGTTCCATTCAAATCAGTTACTGTAAATGATGCTACAACTGCCTTTACTGGAACATTTAATCCAGTTACTGCTGTTGCTGAAGAGGCACCAGTTACTGCAATAGTTACTGTTCCAACTGTTGCTACTGCCAAGCTTTCTTTCTTTGATCCTAGAACTAATGTAGAGTCTGCTGCAACTTGTGCTGCTGTAGACGTCACAATTTGTTTTGAAATTGAGCCATCTGCCCATACTCCACCAATTAATGTTGCAGTTACTGTGTCAGATACTGGGTTTCCAAATACATCTGACGTGCTAACTGTAATTTGAGGAATTGTTCCTACTGCTACTGCAGTTGGTACGGATACTCCAACATTTGATACAGAACCAGCAATTCCCTTAATGAAAACAACTGTTGAGTATGATCCATTTACAATTGTAACTGAACCTGTCGATGTGGATGTAGTAAATGCATACACAGTTACTGCAGCACCTGTAGAGGTTACTGAGTATGATGTTGCACCTGCAGAAGAGTTAACTACTGCATTTGTTGCACTAAGTGCTGTGACTAGCTTAACTCCACCTGTTGCGGTGAATGAAACTACAGTTCCAGTGTCTGCTGTCGCTGCTAAAGCAACTGCATCTGCTGAATCTACTGTGTTGTCGGCTGGAACGTTCGCAGTCGCAGGCGCTGTAGATGTTGTAGCATTTGCTGAACCAGCAACGGTTACCACAAGTGGTGCTGCTGATGCATTAATTGATTGAATGCCTAGTAATGCTAGGGCTGCAGCCGAAGCAACGGCAATCTTTTTTAATGACTTCATATTTTTTATTTCTCCTTTATATCCATTTTTTTACAAAATGGAATTCTGTTTTTGGGTGTACTCCCATATATATAGACGTTTAACTTGTCTAGTTGTCGCTTTTATTGATCCCAAAGTTTTATGTGAAAACTACAGGGATCTCCACCGTCTTCCCAATCTTGCATTTCTTCATCAGTTAATGGAGGACCCTCATGAGTATCACAAAATACTTCAGATACCCAATTTTTTTCTCGACCATATTCGTACCAAGATTGAACATCTAAGAATTCTATAGCCATTGCTTTAGCTCCTCAACCATTTGATGTTTTGGTTTTGCACCAATAATTCTTTTTACTGGTTTTCCTTTTTCAAATATTATTGTTGTTGGAACTGATGAAACATCATATTTGTAAGCAGTGTTTGGATTTTCATCTATGTCTAATTTTGCAATCCATACATTATTTTCTTTAGATATTTCATCTAAAATTGGAGAAAACATTTTGCATGGTCTGCACCATGTAGCCCAAAAATCTACTACTAAAACATTATGTAAAGACAATAATTTATCAAAATTTAACTCATTTGCCTCTAGCATTATTTGTTTTTTAATTCCTCCGCTGCAGAATTAAACTTGTTCATAAATGTTTGTATTACAAAAAATGTAGTCTCTCCAGCATTTTTAGCCATAGCCTGAGAGGCCTCTTCGTTTTTTTCTGTCTCTGGTACAGAGTTGTACCACTTTTGGTACAACTCTGCAGAAACCTCTTTAATAATTTCTTCTAATACGGTAATATTAGCCATTTATTTTTTTAGCCCATTCTAATTTAATAGCAGCAAGCTTATCAGCAGCAGCCTTAACCTCTGCTTGATATTGAGCCTCAGCAGCAGCAATTGCTTTATTTGCTTCAGCTATTATAGCAGCTTTTTTCTCCGCAGCAATCTGCTCTGCAGTTTTTGTTACAGGAGCTGGTATTGTTGTTACGGTACTTGTTGCTGGCACTTGAGCCTCAATTGGAGTTTGAGATGACGGTATAAGTTTACCATATTGACCTCTTGCACCTTTAATTGGTTTAGAGATAGCATTTAATTTATTAATAACTTCATCATATGACTTTAACTGTGACTTCATATTAATCCACATTGCAGCAGCAACTTGTGTAGAGATAGAAGATCCTGTAGCATATTTTATTGATCCTCCTGGATTGACAACTTGCATATTACCTATAGCATAAAAATCTAATCTATCTTTATCAAAATTAGAATAATTATCTATTTGTTCATATTGATCGGCCATACCAATTGATATTGAATCATTAATGCACGCTGGCCAAGATAATCTAAAAAGATCTCTCATGTTTCCTGCTGCAAAAAATACAGGAGTACCAGAAGATACAAGAGAAGAAATTACTCCACGCAACATTGTGCTTGCTGGACAATAGTCTGTTAAAGTAGTTAGTATATTGTGATTTGCCTGAGACATAGCAACTGCTTGAATATTAAATTTAGATTGATTATCTAATACCCATTTAAGCGCTAAAGATACACCAGTTTCACCAGTAGATTGTCTTGCACCAGAAGGAGTATTTCCAATAATTCTAATAAAAACAATTTTAATATTCGGATTAGTTCTAACAGCAACAGATGCCATTTGAGTTCCGTGATCAAACCCATTTTTAGAAATTATATTTGAAGGAAGAACTGCAGAACCTGTTCCTTCCATATACTTTTGTCCATTTGGACATGAGGCCCATTCTAATACACAAACCTCATATACAATTTTATCTTTAAAAATTGGTAATGAAGTATCTAATGCTGTGTCTAAAATAGCTACTGTAGGGGCTTGTTGTTCCGCCTTAGCCTCTACAGCAAGAAATAAAGTAGATAGTAGTGATATTACTGATACTGCACTTATTAGTTTTTTATTCATAGGTACATTCTACTAAAATGTACCCAAATATGTCAAGGGTTTTTGTCTATGCGCCTTTGATACCATTTACCAGCGTCTAATTGAGGTTGTGGTAAGTTATTTGCCTCTAACAATGTAGCAAGCATATTATTTAATAAATCTAATTCAAATTCAAGTCTAACAATCTGCATCTCTAGCAGTCTTAATCTTTCTGACTTTCTCATTTTTACCTATCTGTTGGGGTGGGAGCAGTTGCCAAACTACCACAATTTGCACATTCCATGTCTAAAAAATAAGTTGCAATGTCAAAATCTTCAAAAATTACTTTTAGATTCCAAATAAAACAACCACAAGGACAAACATGGGTTGGGGTTCCTCTTAAATCCATAGCCATATTATAATTTTCTGGCTTTAGATTATTTATATCCATATAATTAATTATACTCTAGACTTCTATGATTGTAAAGGGTGGTCTAACTGACATGTTGAATTTTGCAGCAGCCTCTAGGGCCATTCTAACACGTTTACGGGGGGTCTTAATAGATGTAGTAGAGAACAAAGATCCTAGCGCTAACTCTTGTCCAGCACCCTCTGCCATATATTGAATGTCTGCTTCTCCTATATGGAAGTCACTATCCATGGTAAATATTCTTCCA